TAACTTTATTGATGAAACTGGTCTCTTTAATGACGCTTCCTTCCTGAGAAAGAACTATGTACAGATTAGTAATAGTGAATATAAGTTTGGTGCATTAAGAGGTACATGGGTACGTAAGGAAATCTACAATGATTTGATCGATACCTTTACTGCCTACGATCAATCAAGTGATGCTTTCTCTAAGATCTCTAAGTCTCTTGAACAAGGTCATGCTCTTTGGAAGATGGCTAAAGTACCATTCAACATTCCATCTTGGCCTAAGAACTTTATGGGTAATATGACTCTGTTGGATATTAGTACTTCTACTCCTTTCCATAGATTAGCTAAGATGTTATACGAAGAGATCAAAGCTCTTATAACTAATACTCCTAGTAAGTATACAGACATGGCTAGATCTATGGGTCTGTATGGTGCTACGTTCTCTCAGCAAGAGATTAAGAATGTATTTAATAATCTTGATGAAGGTACTAAAGCTAGACTTCGTACTATTGGTACAGAGAAGAGTGACATAGTATCTATGTTTAGTAGAGGATTCTGGGATCTTGCTGAACTTGCATCTACAGGCTATGGGTATCTTGAAGGTGTATTTAAGACTGTAGCTATGCGTGACTATATCGAGAATCAGTGGGAAAGACAGAATGGAGTTAAGATAGATAGTCTTACTCGTGAACAGAGACAAGCTATTATATCTGAAGCTGCTGCTCATGCTAATGATGCTATCTTTGACTACTCTAAAGTACCTCCTACAGTACGTAAGCTACGTAGATGGCCTTTAGGTGCTCCATTCTTAACATTTACATACAAAGCATTGCCAGCAACTCTTAGAGGTCTAGCTCGTAATCCTCAGAAGTTTATCAAGTATGCAGCGATACCTTCCATGTTAGCTGCTATGGGTTCTGCTGATATGTCTGATGAAGAGTATGAAGAACTGCTTCGTAACCTTCCTGACTATGCTAAGACTAATGGTTCTCTGTATCTTACTCCTTGGAAACTTGAGAATGGTAAGCGTGGATGGTTTGATTATGGATTCATGTTACCTTGGGGTGCATACCATACAATGTTTAACAAGACTGTAGCTAATATGAAAGAAGGTACAGGTGTTGAAGGTGCATTGACTGGTGGTGTTAAATCAGTACTTGATATTGGTAATGAATTTGGATTCTTAGGAGGTCTTGTACCAACTGCTATTCAAGCTATATCTACTAATAGAGATGCGTTTACTGGTAAGGATATTATCACTCCAGGAGCTTCAAGTAGTCAAAGGTTTGCTGAAGGTCTGACATATACTTGGACTCAAGCTATGCCGGGTTGGATGGGATCTTATGGTCTTATGTCACACCTCTTCGATATGACAGGTATAGATGCTGCTCCTTACTTTAAGAACCGTATGGTAGATAAGTTCGGTGAACAGAAGATGGATGCTACTGGTGTATTGATGGGTGATGTACTTGGATTCAAGACTCAATATATGAGCGATGATAAGAACAGATTCTATTCTGCTAAGAGTCACCAGAAAAAGATGAAAGAGTTTCAGACTAATATCAGTAACATTATGAAAGACAGATCACTTGGTCCTGAAGGTAAAGCTAGAATGATTAAAGAACAGAACCTAGCTCGTAAACACTATCTTGAAACTAGATGGAAGAAACAATCTGAACCTGGATCTAGTGAACTTATTACTCCACTAATGAGGGACTTATTAAAATAATATGTGTATTCATCAGACACTCCAACAGAAACGTCAATGGTCAAGGATGACCCCCGAGGAAAGGAAGACTTTTAGACGTTCCAGATATGGAAAGAAAACATATAAGAAACAATCTCCTCCACTTGAAGCTATACGTAGAGCACCTGTAAAGACTCAGGAATGTGTTAGGTGTAAGAAAGAAAAACCCTTAATAGAATACAGATGGTTAAGAGATCACTTCTCAAAGTATTGTGTTGTTTGTCTTGAAAGAGAAATAAAGTACAGAAAGAAACAGAAACAACGTAGAACACGTAATAAGATATACGATGCTAAGAGAAGAAAAGAATTAGCACATCTTAAAAAGGAAGAGAGAGAACGTATTATTGCTCTACAGAAAGAAAGAGAGAAGAAGCTTAAAGCTGATGTTGAACGTAGATTAAAGATGAAACAACATCTATTCAATCAATGGGTTAAGGGTGGTGGATTCCACGAATACATAGAGGCTAATAAAAATGATTAGACTTCATTTCATTAAGGGTGAAGGTGTAGGTGATAAATTAATACAGACTGTTACTTGGTCTGATTGGTCTCATGTAGCATTAGAGATTAATGGTAGGATATATGAAGCTACTCTTAATGGAGTTAGAACTGTCTCTCTAGAAGACTTTCTTAGATACTATGATGAGAAGAAGATTACCCATAAAGCTTATAGGTTACATGGATTAGATGAAGCTAAGGTATGGAATAGAGCAATAGGTGAACTGAATAAACCTTATGACTATACTACTCTTATTACTCACTACTTCAAGATAGACTACACTGAAAGAGATAAGTGGATGTGTAGTGAATATGCTGGTTATTGTATTCAGGAATTAATTCCTCATGATAAATATTACAAACTCAACCCAAGACATTTACATTTAATAGCTCATGCAGTGGAGAAATCGAATGCCTAATATACTTTATAGATACGGTATATTATCTTCTTTAATGATGATATGGATGATGGGGATTGTAACCTATGTCACTTATCAAGTCTTTAATGACATCACTCAGATTAGTGCTGCTGCTACTACAGCCTATGCTACTCTATTTGGTCTTCCTGCAATAGCTATAGGTGTTTGGAAATGGCGTAACTCGGATACGAATGACGATGGTAAGCCTGATATTTGATTTGTTAAAAGGTGCTTCTCCTCTACTACTGAAGTATTGGAAAGTAAGTCTATGTGTAGTACTTGTACTAGGATCATTTGCTGGTGGGTACTACACTAGTAGTAAGTTTAGAGATGCAGATGAGAAAGATTTATTATCTAATGCGATTGATGAAAGGGATAAGGCAGTATCAAAAAATAGAGACTTATCTGAGAAAGTTAATCAACTAGAAGCTGATCTAGACAAAGAGAAGAATAAAGGTATACGTGAGGTAATTAAATATGTTAAGAGTAAGCCTGAGCTTGATGATTGTAAGCTTGATGCTGATGGGTTGCGCCTCTGGAATAACATACATTAAACCTGTATATCCTGAAGCCTTATTGCAGAAGTGTTTAGATAGACCAATAGCTTATAGTGGTGAGTTGGTAGATCTTATTCAGAATCACATTGAAGTAACTACTGAATATGATAAATGCCAACTACGCCACAATAAGCTGATTGAATTTATAGATGAACAATGAAATGAGGTTTCTTCCACCGGGTACAGAGATCTTTAACTCTTACCACTTCGGAATCATGTTCCCCATTAGTGAAGATTACAACTACATCTGAATTATCTACAATCTGTTTATTCCTTAGATAGAATAGCATTGTAGAGAACTTTAGATCAGGCCATACCATAGACCAAGGTTTGAATATTACAGAACTCCAGTTAGTCATTTCAGAAGCTAATGTAGCTACAATTGAACTAACTCCCTGTGCTCCTCCATGTAAGATAAGTACATGATCACTAGCTGTTACACCTACTGAATCCAGTAAGTCAGCTAGCTCATGTAATATCTTATGTTCGTCTTTTATATCTCTGTTTCCAAATATACCAATTTTCTTTATCATTCTTTTTTAGGGATCATGAACCTCTGGTATAAGAATAGATAAGCTTTACCCATTGTATCTAATCCTAGATCTTCAGGTTTTAGTTCATGTCCACTCTCCCTCAACTGTGTAATATACTTTTGATGACTCGCACATATACCAGCCACCGTTTCTAAAAAAGTCATAGTTTCTTTATCAATATCACTCATAAAATCATTCCTCTTCATAATCAACTGCAGAAGCTAACATAAACATCTTCAGTTGCTCAATAGCCCATAAAATATCTGCATAACTCCATGATGAATCTGTACGTACTGATAAGTCACCATTCGGTCCATATCCAAGGATAATTACGCTTTCAAAATTACCAACAGCCTGTTCCAATACATGATCTGGATTAGCTGCTGTATATAGTTTCTCTACATTACTCATGACCATAGTTCCCCTGTAAGACTTACTTTTGAATACTCTGTACTTCTCTTCTCGAAGAAATTATCATGAGCTACACCATTAAGAATCCAATCAAGCCACTCAAGAGGATTATCCTTCACACCAAAGTTAGGTTTTAATCCTAGTTGGAGGAGTCTACGATCACAGATATAACGGATGTACTGTTTAACTTCATCTGCTGAAAGCCCTTCAATACCACCTTGTTCAAAGGCTAGATCGATGAAGTGATCTTCAAGTTCAACCATCTTTCTTGCAATATCATATAACTCTTTCTTGAAATCATCAGTCCAGATCCAAGGGTTCTCAGAGATAAAAGTTCTAAAGAGTTTAAGCATACCATCTACATGAAGAGATTCATCACGAATACTCCACTCTACGATGGTACACATACCTTTCATTTTATTGAATCTTTGGAAGTTCATTAGGATTGCGAATGATGAGAATAACTGTAAGCCCTCGGTGAAGGCAGAATATACAGCAATACTCTTAGCAATACTTCTCAATCTCTCGAAGCTTACTGCTCCTTCAAGATCTTCCTGGTACTCATCATCACTTACGATATCGAATTGTAGTGTGTATGAATGTTTATCCTGCATCTCTTTAAAGGAGTGAAATGCCTGATACTCAACCTCATCCATACCTACAGTATCTAATAATAGACTATAAGCGTGTTGATGTACAGATTCCATATTAGCGAAAGCTCCCATCATCATCCTTAATTCTGGAAGGGCAAACACAGGGATATACTTATCGTGGTATCCATCAGCAACATCCTTGTCACCCTGAGTAAAGAATCTAAAGATCTGAGTCAATAGGTTCTTCTCTTCTTTAGAGAGCTTGGCATTCCAATCACTAACATCATTGTGTAGTGGAACTTCCTCTGGTAGCCAATGCATCTTCTGCTGTTCTAAATAGTAATCGAATGCCCAAGGGTAATCGAATGGTTTATAGTACGATCTTGTTGATAATAAGTTACTCAATTTTAAAATCCTCTACTAGTTCAATTTGACCTTCAAAAGCTTCTTTCTCTTTTAAAGACCTATATACTGATGCTGCTATGCTTGATACATGCTGACCTTCCTTATGGCATCTATAGAGACTACCAGATTCTCCATAGAAGTTATAGTAATCGCCATCATCTTCCATAAGGGTTATTCCACTATTGATCCTCCAAGCATCTCCATGAAGATACCCACCATTCCAAGTAGCAAGTACCTTGTAGAATGGAGGATCTAGTTTACCAGGTTTAATCTTTAACAGACACCAAGAGTCTGGAGTATATTCAGTCATTTCTATTCTCACCTTCCAGTGCTTCATTTGCTATACGCAAGTTCGGTATGATTAATTTATTATCCCAAGGCGACATAGCCTTATAGTTTTCTACAATTAATTCTAGTGCCTCACGATAACGATCACGTTCTTTGTAGACCTGATACAACTCACCTCTAAGTAGGGAAGCTAGGTAAGTGCGCTGATCTCCCATTAACGCTAGGTCTTGCATTAGCAACTCTCTTACTTCTTCATAATTCATTTCTCACCTTAATTCCTCGGCACTTATTAATAAATGCCTATGATTTAATTATCCTTCACAAGCCAAACAAGTCTCTTCAGTTAAGAACATACGCTCTACCTTTGAGGAAACGTTTTCTGCTCGTCTAGTAGGCTCACTTCTACAATAGTACAGAGTTTTGAGTCCCTGTTTCCAAGCAGCTTCATGGAGGTAGGAGAAGTCCTTAATGTGCATCCCATACTTGATAAATATGTTGATAGACTGGCTCTGGCAGATAAAAGGTTGTCGATCTGCTGCGTGAGATATGATCCATCTTTGGTCGATTTCGTCTGCTGTTTTGAATAGATCTTTTTCATATTCATCTAAGTACTCCAAGTGTTGTACAGAACCATTATTAGTGGTGATAGACTGCCATTGATCTTTAACCCACTTCTCAAGAGCTTGCTGATCATCAGTAAACTTCCAACCATAATTTAATATAAGTCTTTCAAGATGTTGATTCTTAACTAGAAACGATCCTGATGAAGTCTTATGAGTGAACGCATTTGCTTTCCAAGGTTCCACAGAAGGACTAGTGCCAATGATAATAGAACTACTGGCATTAGGAGCAATAGAAAGAAGGTGAGCATTACGTAGACCAGTGCCGACCATATCGGGCGATTCTCCACGTTCCATAGCCAAGACTGAAGACCCATATACTGCTTTCTCCTTAATGTGTTTAAATATCTTCATGTTAAGTGATACTGCTAAAGCTGATTCAAACAGTATGTTCTTACTCTGTAATAGATCATGGAAACCAAGAGCACCAATACCTATTGATCTTTCCATCATTGCACTATGTACTGCTTTAGGAATACCTTTAGCATTCTTAATGAAGTACTCAATTACATTATCCAAGTACCTAACTACATCTGGAATAAAGAATATATCATCTTTCCACTCATCCCACTTAGCTAGATTGAGAGAAGATAAGCAACATACAGCAGTACGGGACTCATCAGTAGGTAAAGTAATTTCAGAACAGAGGTTACTCTGTCGTACTCTGAGTCCTTTTGCTTTCTGAGTCTCTGGTAAAGCCCTGTTTGTAGTATCGATAAAGTGCAGATATGGTTCTCCCGTAGACGCTCTAAGTTCGAGAATCTTTTTCCACAGATTACGTACCTTAACACTACTGACAACCATACCACTACTAGGATCAACAAGATTCCAATCAGGATCAGCTCCATCAAATGCCTCCTTAACTAACTCCATGAAAGAGTCAGGTATATTAATGCCGTGATGTAGATTAAGGCATTTGCGATTAGCATCACCACCAGTAGGTTTACGCATTTCCAAAAACTCAATAATCTCTGGATGAGAGATGTCCATATATGCCGCATAAGAACCTCTACGTGTCTTACCTTGGTTAAAAGCTAGCATCTCACTATCTACAACATGAATGAAAGGGATGCTCCCAGTACTAACAGAGCCACCACTCGTAACACTGCCATCACTTCGTACATCACCCCAATATCCACCAATCCCACCTCCTCTTGACGATAGGATCGCATTCTCTTCATAATGAGATGTAAGACCTTTGATGCTATCGGGTACATAATTAAGATAACAAGAAATAGGTAAGGCTTTAACATACTCAAAGTGTTCTCTATCAAAGTTTGTATCCCAATACTCTGACCATGATATACGTCTAGGAGCATTAGCAAGGATAGGAGTAGAAGCTGATAACCACTTCCTGTCTAGATATGTAAAGATCCTTATAGCCATTTCAGGACTATCTGAGAAAGCTTCAGCAGCTCTGTGGATAATATCCTCTGGACTTCTATCTCCTGGTTGAAAGTATCTATCGGCAAGTGTTTGTGAGGCGAACTCAGTTAATTCCATAGTAGAATTCCTTAATCATTTCTAGGTAGTGAATAGCTTTATCAATATCTTCAACACCGTTCTTATTACGATGTCGGGACACATATTTTACTACATTGCCTTCCATATATCCAAGGTTATTTTTAGTAATATATTCGATAGGCTGAATTGCCATCTGATAATGATTACCACCTATTTGCTTACTTGTCTTCGACTCTTCCACCATATCCTCTGCTTTTTCAAAAGTAATAAATCTATAGTTTTCACTATTAATATCATTAGTATAAATACACCACTCATTGTTATAGAACGCAGCTTCTACTGATTTAAATTTATCAGTAGGAATGAATAGTGATACTGTGTACTCTTCTGATGAATAGGTTTTAAAGTATGGTTCAAACTCAGTTAGATCTACGAATGAGTTACCATTTGTCCATATGTAGCTAAAGATACTAAGTGCTACTGAATTACTTACATGAACAAATGAATCGCATAGCTCATACTCTCTAAAGTTATTTGACCAATGATTAAACGCTAAATCTCTTAAAGTAGTACCTACGATACCAGGATCTTGTTCTTGAATATTCATGAATTCCTCCACTGTCTAAATTGTACCCAACCTCTAAAATTACCTGACCAATATGTTCTATCTTTAGTCATATGTGTCATACCTCTAGGCCATTCAGCGTGCATAGTACTACAGTAAGTGGTGTAGCTTGATGCTCAAATGGCGATAGGTGTTCCATTCTAC